GTTGACGGAGTGATAATAACAGAAACGGTTAGTAAAGAAAGAGTGCTCTTATTGGCTGAAAAAATTTGGAATAAGGAAAAACAAACGGGGCAGCTCTCACTTTTTTAATAGCTACTAATAAGTATAATTAATTATGAAAAACAGAATTATTTCCACAGAGGACAGAATCGAAATGGTTATCCTTCTGTCAATGCTCGGACTGGTTGTCTTGTTGGTTACAGGGATTATGATTGTGGTTTTATAAAGTGAAAATATGGAAAAGGGAAAAACGAAAATTATTGACATAATTAAGCATCCGGGGTTTCTGGAGAGTGTACGTAATCAGTTAATAGAGATCCACCAACAACGGACCAATGTTCTTTCAAACTCAAATGCAAGGCTTAAGAGATCCGCTATTGATACACTTGAAGAATTTAAGGCAACACCAGAAAGTTATCCTGCCTTATATCTTGAGATCTTGTTGAAGAAATCCAGGCTATCATTCAGAGAAAGAAGTTTTATAAAACGCATTGGAGATATTGCGCTCATTGATACAATGAAAAACCATTTTCAGGATCATGGAAAAAGTCTGCAATAGCTGTAAACTGAAAGATCGTTGTAAGAAATACCAGGAATTCTCAGAAGAAGAAAGGGACGATATTTCTTGTGGGAAATATGTGCCTATGTCTTTAGAGGATTACATCATTTGGAGAAAAGAGCATTTTTCCAATTACATGATCAATACCGAAGGAGCGAAGAAATACATTAAAGAACAATTCTAAAACCAGAAGAAATGTCGGTTTCACAATTGCCTCAAAAATATATTGCAGTAGGAGAGGTGGTCAAGATTCAGAAAGATTTACACAAATGTCTGATCCGGCCTAAGGAAATGAAAAACTGCACACAATGTTCTCTGTACAGGATGAATTGCGATAATATTCAATGCTCAGCACCTGACCGCAAATCGCGGGAGTCTGTTTATTTCAAAAGAATTATTAATGAAAAAGAATCACAAAGATTTTTATTTTTTTCTTTATAAGTGTGTAAATAATACACAATTTACTAAATTTGCATAGATGATTCGTAAAAAAATACTTGTCATAGCTCCTCATGCCGATGATGAAGTGCTCGGCTGCGGAGGGTATCTGTTGCATGAACAGATGAAAGGATCCGAGATCTGTATTATCTACGGAGCGGTAGGAGGAAAGATGTACGGTGCCGTGGGAGGCGGCAAGATCGCCGCCGATCAGGACTTCACCCGAAGGTACAAGGAGGCCGAATCCCTTAACAAGGCCCTAAGCACAAAGAACTGGTTTGTCATGCACAAGGGGCTTGACGCCTACCTTGACACGGTCCCGGATGTGGAGATCATCACCGCCCTCGATGTGTTGATCGGAACGATCCGCCCGGATGAACTCTTTGTCAACTACTCCAGCCACCATCAGGATCACCGGAAGATGTATCAATGTGCGATGGCATCATTGCGCTTGCGTGAGGGATACAGGCCCAACCTTGTAGCCTTGTATGAATACCCGTTTATCGGGGGAAATCATGATGTAATCAATGGAGGTCGATGGTATCACGATATATCGGATGTGATCGATAAAAAAATCGACCTGTTTGGCATATATGGCTCTCAGGTTAAAAACGCCCCTTCGCCTTTGAATGAAAAGGGAATACGGTCATTGGCCGGAATGAGAGGGATGGAGTGTGGGTGTGAATATGCCGAGATGTTCTACGTACAAAAGATGATGCGATGAATACAGTAACGATACATCAACCGGAACATTTGCCATATCTTGGTTTTTTCGCCAAATGTGCCAGGGCTGATACGGTTGTTTTTCTGGATAATGTTGACTTTGAAAAGAACTATTTCCAGAACCGTAACCGCATTTATGGACAACAGGGTTACCAATGGATCACGGTTCCGGTTGTATCGGGGAAGGCCAAAATACAGGATGTTGAAATTGCTCGTGAATTCCATGATTCAGTGAAAAGGAAAAACCTCGAAAAGATCCGGCAAGCCTATTCAAAAGCCCCATATTTCAAAACCTATTTTCCTGACTTTGAAAAGTTGTACGGATACAAGTACACCCACCTGGTGGATCTTAACTGTTCGCTATTGGCGCATCTTTTCCGGTTGTTGGAATTCCGTTGCCGTATGGTGTATGCAAGCCGGTTGTCTGTTTGGGGCAGTAAGACGGATCTTTTGGCCAATATCTGTGAAAAGACAAATGCGGATCAGTACCTATCAGGGATCTCAGGCAGGGATTATCTTGATGTCGATGAATTCTCCGTTCCTGTAGTGTTTCAGGAGTTCAAACACCCGGTTTATTACCAGCACGGGAAACAGCATTTTCTTCCCAACATGGGCATTCTTGATCCGTTGTTCAACATCGGTATCAATGGTATAAAAGATTTGATAAAAGAGCTATAACATGGCAAAAACGAAAGACGGCAAAGAAGAAAAACAACTGATCATCCAGTATGTGGATATCGATTCGCTGATCCCTGCCGAATACAACCCCAGGAACACCACCGAGGAGGAGAAACAGGCCATTCGTGCCAGTATAAAACGTTTCGGGATTGTCGATCCGATCATTGTAAACCGCCATCCGGACAGGTTGAATATCATTGTCGGAGGACATCAACGGGTAAAGGAGGCAAAAACGCTTGGCTACAAAAAGGTTCCCTGTGTTTTTGTGGAGCTTACATTGGATCTGGAAAGGGAATTGAATGTAAGGCTTAACAAGAATACGGGCCATTTTGACGAGGGGATGCTTTCCGTACATTTTACCCGGGAATTTTTAAAGGAAGTAGGCTTTAAGGACAAGGAGCTTGCTTTTTTCCTTACCGATTACGAAAAGAAGTTTAACGCCATAAACAATTCCAACTGTGAAATGCCTATTGTTCCCAAATTCAGTGAACAGTATGATGCCGTGATCATTGTTTCGACCAACAGCATTGACACGTCTTTTCTTGAAACGGCATTACGGATAGATTCGGCCAGGAGTTACAAGAATTCGAGAACCGGAAAAGCGATGATCATCACGGTGGAACAATTCAAAGAAGCATGGGAGCAGTAGAGATAAAAGTCGTTATTCCCTCACACCTGAGGGCAGACCGGGTGATCACCACCGATTGCATCAGCCATGCCGTAATCTGTGTTCCCGACTCACAAAGGGAAGAATACGAAAGACACAACCCGAACAACGAGGTGGTTTGCCATCCCGACAGCATCAGGGGATTGACATTGAAACGGCAATGGATATACGAACAGTTTCCCAACGTGTTCATGATCGATGATGACATTCATTCCATAAATCGCCTCTATGTGGAAAAGGGGGAGGAGGCTGCATTAACTGCTGAACAGGCATATGATGTGGTTCAGTATATCGGCAATTGTGCGAAACTGGCCGGTTGTTACCTGTTTGGATTGAGCAAGGAGGGAAATCCCTTAACCTACAACGACATGCAGCCGATAAAACTTTCCGGTGTACTCAACGGCACCATAGGTCTGCTCGAAGGATCCGGACTGTATTTCCATGAAAAGGCCGTTGTTTCTGAAGATTACTGGATCTGCGCCCTGAATGCCTACAAGCACCGGATGTGTTGGATTGATTCACGGTTTTCCGTAGTAGGTGCAAAAACCTTCGGCAACCCCGGTGGTTGCGCCTCTTACCGCACAAAAGACCAGGAAAAGGCCGACACCCTTTTTCTTCGTCAGATGTTTGGTGATGCGATTACCATGAAGGAGGATACAGCCCTTGCCAGAAGAAAACACGAATACCAGAGAACGTTAAGGATCCCATTTTGAAAAAACAATCTTGTTAATGCATTTATTATGAAAAAAATAGTTTAAAAATTTTGGTTTCTCAACAATACAGATTACGTTTACATTACATATAAGTAATTGTAAAACAGATAGATAGATGATTGAAACAAAAACGGGAAAGGCAAAGAAATTGTTTTATTCAGGCAAAATCAAAGAAGCCCTGAAGATCCTTAAGGGATTCAGAATAGGGTACACTCCCCAGGAGCGAAGGATGCTTGAAATAGCCTATGAATGTATGTGTGGCAGTAGGGCTTTCTATGAATCCCTCGGTCACAATCCCGAAGATGTGATCAGTCAGGCGCAGGAGATCATTAAAAACCACTTAAGCAATGGATCAGATATTGACTAAGAACGGATATGACTTTTTTGAAGTGGCAAGTGCCTTTCAAAAATCCATTCGTCGAGGCATGGAAAAGGAAGCCATGTATTGGGCGATTGAGCTTTATGAAAGCAACTACCAGAAATACGCATGGAAACGGATGATCATCATGGCAAGCGAAGATATCGGGTTAGGAACACCCGGTTGCATTACTTCGATCATGGCCCTGAAGCAGTCCTATGATTACCTGTCCTCATTGAAAGAACGGGGAAGACCTGAAAGACTGCCTTTCACACAGGCCGTAATAACCCTTGTCATATGCCGTAAATCCAGGTACGTGGATCTTGCCATATCCATTTATTGGGATCAGCACAAGAAACAACCCCTGGCCATTCCAGACTATGCCTACGATATGCACACCCGGAAAGGCAAGTCAATGGGCCGGGGGCTTGAACACTTCTACAGCGAAGCAGCCTTGATTAACAATCCCAACAAGATGCCTAAGGAGGAGGAAATGGAACATTTGGCCCTTCAGGCAGACAAAAGATCCCTGGCAGGTTATAAGGAGAATATCTCCTGTACGGAAGAAGAAGGAGTTAACAACTTACAAAACAGACTTTTCGATGGAACAAAATGAACAAGTTAAAAAGAGAACCTCGGCAAAACAAAAGGTTTTTCTGAAAGCATTCGAGACCTCTTTTGGGAACATCAGTGAGGCTTGCAAGAAAGCCAATATCGGTAGGGGCACGTATTATCGGTGGATGAAGCTCAATCCCCGATTTGCACAACAGGTGGAAGATCTGAACGAAGAATTGATCGATTATGCGGAAAGCAAGCTGCTTACCCAGATCATGGATAACAACACGACGGCTATCATCTTTTTTCTAAAAACAAAAGGCAAGAAACGTGGCTATATAGAAACGGTGGAAAACGATGTTACTGTGAATCCGTTTTTGGAACTGATGAAAGCCGCAACGAATGAGAAAGCTCCTTAAGTGAAAGCAAAAAAATTTTGAAGAGCCGGAATGATCACCGTTCGATACATAGAACAATTCAGGGAATGGCAAAACGACTGGAACAAATTTGTCCGGGATGTGCTTCATGCCCGTTTGGACAAGGAGCAACAGGCCGTTGTTGAATCCGTACAGTACAACCCGTTGACGGCTGTTTGTAGCGGAACATCACGTGGGAAAGACTTTGTGGCAGCCTGTGTGTGTTTATGTTTTATGTACCTGACTCCAAAATTCAACAAGAACGGGGAATTGTTGGAGAATACAAAGATCGCCATGACAGCGCCCTGCTATGATAATGAAACCGAAATCCTTACCGATTCAGGATGGAAGAAGTTTGCTGACCTTACTTACGATGATAAGGTGGCGCAGCTCGGAGAGGACAACCAAATTGAATTTGTCACCCCGACAGACATTATCGAAGAACCGTATATAGGGGAGCTTATCGGGTGCAGGAACAAACTGCTGGATTTCCTTGTAACACCGGAACACCGATGCTTGTTTGGAACCGTGCCTCTGAGCATTGAAAAGGCTTTTGAGGTAAAGGAATATCATGACCGGATGATAACCGAAACAAACGGTGCTTGGTCGCAGTACAAGACAGCCAGACATTTTGGGATCAATCAGCCGAATGTGAACAAATACCTGAAGATCGCAGCCAGTAAGAATGGTTTTGGTGGGGAAATTAGAAAGGCTAAGGACATATACGGGCTCAATGGAAGATTTTGCAAGAAAGCGATATGGAACGGTGGTAAGAAGGAGGACCCCGACTGGTTTGAATTTCTTGGTTTCTGGTTTGCCGAGGGTAGCGCCACATTTAATACCAGACAAAGGAAATACCGAATCACGCTTACTCAGTTGAAGAAGCAAAATATTGACTATGTGGATGACCTAATACGGAGGAATAAACACCGTTTCAAAAACGATTTTCATAAATACAACAAAACTTCAGGTGGATACAATTGGGAGCTTTACCAAAAGGACATAGCTGAAGAATTCATTCGGTACGGCAAGCAGATTGTAAGAAAGATCCCTTCGTTTATCAAGAATGCGGATGTGGATTCAATGAAAGCATTTATTCATGGCTTTTTGGTTGGAGATGGATCCATTGATCTGAATGGATCGCAGAAACTTAGTACTGCATCAAAGGATTTGGCCAACGACTTGCATGAGATGTGTGTCAAGTGTGGAATGATTGCCAGCTTCAAAGAATATCTAAAAAGGGATTACTTAATTATTCATGACGGGAACAACAAGATAACTGGTCGTAGATACAACAGCCTGATGAAACCATATTACGAAATCAAGCTATCGACAAGGCGTGGGGAATTTCCTTGTGTAGCTAAAAGTCAATGGTACAAACAGGATTATTTCGGTATGGTTTATTGTGTTACCGTACCTTCCGGAGTTGTCATGGTGCGTAGAAATGGATACAACCATTGGTCGGGAAATACTGGCCGCCAAGTGAGCAACATTATGACTCCTGAGGTACGCAGACTCTTCAGAAACGCTAAGATCCTACCCGGCAGATTGGTGGCCGATGATATCCGGACACATTATGAAGAATGGTTTTTGACCGGCTTCAAGGCCGATGAACACAACATGGAGGCTTGGTCTGGTTTCCATGCGGTGAATACGATGTTTGTCCTTACCGAGGCTTCAGGGATAGCGGAAACGATCTACAACGCCATAGAAGGGAACCTTCAGGGCAATTCCCGGATGCTGATTGTATTTAACCCCAATTCGACAAGCGGTTATGCTGCAAGGGCAATGAAATCTCCCCGGTTCAAACATTTCAGGCTCGATTCGTTGAATGCCGAGAATGTTGTCAGCAAGCAAATGGTAATTCCCGGCCAGGTGGATTATGAATGGGTAAAAGACAAAGTGACTTTGTGGTGTACCCGGATCGAAGAAGATGTTTTCAGCGAGGCTGAGGGAGATTTTCAATGGGATGGTACTTTGTACAGGCCCAATGATCTTTTTCGTGTCAAGGTCAGGGGAATGTTTCCTAAGGTGTCGGAAGATGTCCTTATTCCCTATGAATGGATTGAAGCGGCCAACCGCAGGTGGCAGGATTGGGGTGATGATGCTGAAGGGGTATTCAAGGGCAGGGAAAACCGGTATGGTGTTGATGTGGCCGGCATGGGAAGGGATAGCAGCATCATCTGTAAGCGAACCGGTGATTATGTGGCATGGTTCTGGGCGCATCAGTCGGCAGGAAAGGCAGATCACATGCATGTTGCAGGAAAGCTTTCACAGTTATTAAAAGACAAGAACAAGGACATTGCCCTGATTGACACCATTGGTGAAGGAGCCGGTGTTTATTCCCGGCTCAGGGAGCTTGGTTACGACAACGCTGTTTCCTGCAAGTATTCTGAAGGAGCAAAGGGGCTGACAGACTTGACGGGAGTATACACGTTTGCCAACATGAAAGCATACCTGTATTGGGCGGTTCGGGATTGGTTGGATCCTAAAAACAAAAACAATCCTTGCCTTCCACCTGATGATGTTTTCATGCAGGAGGCAACGGAAATTAAGTGGAAGTTTCAAAGCAACGGCAGCATCATCATCGAACCCAAAGAAGATACGATAGAAAGGATTGGCTTTTCAACAGACAAAATGGATGCCCTTGCAAATACTTTTTACCCGGAAGAAAAGGTGCAATTTGGAGCAATATCGGAAAAACAGATTTTTAACGACTTTTACTAAAGACTAAGATTATGGATATAGGAAAAATCTTTGACGCAGGCAGAAAGGTGGAGGATATCATCGAAGACCTGAAGCAAAATACGCTAAACATACCGACATGGGCCAATCTCGAAAAGGACTTTGACACGAAGAATCATGACGTAATCACCGATTCAACGAGGAGACCGAAGGATAAGATGAAAGGAGGGCAGCGGGATGTGGCAGCGAAAATCACCTATGCAGCCGAGAAGATCGCTGTACGCAGGGTGACACAGATGGGATTCTCAACACCGGTAAAAAGACGTTACCTTACCGATGATGATGAACTGAAGAAGAAACAGGCAAGGGCGATTGAGGCGGTGTACAAAACAAACCGGATCAACGGGATAAACATGAAACGTTTTTTTGCCTATTTTGCCTCATGCCAGGTGTTCACGATCTGGTATACGGTTGATGATCGAAACAGTCTGTATGGTTTTGACTGTGAAAAGAAGCTCAAGTGCCGGAGTTATTCCCCGATGCCTCAGAG